ATGATAACTAGTCAAACAGCAAATGAAAAAGACCAATTAATTAGAAGTATTTTTAAAACACAAAAGGAAATAGCTTCCTTATTATTAGATCATCCAAACCAGAGAAAAATATCTCATCTAATATACGAATGGCATTCTCATAGAAACTTCTTTATAAATAATGCTGCTATAACTAATTTCTCATTAAACGATTTAAAAAGAAGATATAATCAAATTATTAATTTACTAGAAAAAGTAAAAAATGCCGACTCCGTATAGAAGCCGGCATTTTTTATTTATCTTCATACCACCAACCTTTACGATCAAGGTATTCCTTCATTCCTTTTAACTGTGCATCTGAAGTTGGTTCAGAAATGAAATACGTTTCTCCATTAGGTTTTAAAATAAAGTTAGCCGTCATTTTTAAGGACGTTAATGCCCCCATAACATCAGGCGTTTCATAAGGTGAAAAAGCACCTGATTGGATGATGTTTTGTTTAGATGATGAGGCTGTTACGTCCCCACTACCGCCAATTCTTTGTCCAGTTAATGCATAAACAATAGAATTCGCAATCTTATCTACATCCCATTTCGCCATATCTGCTTCATTATCGATGAAACCTAATTCGATTAAGATTGCTGGTGCTTTAGTTCCTTTTAATACAGCTAAGTCAGTGCGTTGTTTCGGACCGCGGTCACGCCATCCGATATCTTTAGAAAGTTGTGCTGATACTTTAGCTGCTAAATCCTTTTGATCGTAGTAACAAACCTCCACACCGTTTGCTTTTGTATCATACTTGTTTAAATGATAAGAAATAACTAAATCTACATCATGCGAGTTGCAATTCGCTACGATATTATTTAAATTTTGCGCTTGTGTTCTTCCTACTTCATCTGTATCATCATAAACTGTATGCCCTAACGCTCTTAATTTAGCCGTTACTGTATCTTTAACTTGTCGATCCATAACGTGTTCCTTGCGATTACCATAATTCGCACCTTGTACAATTTCATTATGTCCACCGTGATTACTATATCTAGCCATTATTCAACATCTCCTCTTAGTGTAAGTTATTTTTTTCTAATACATCTTTTTGCTGTATTCCTTTATTACTTAAATAGTTGTTTTTCCAAGCCATATACAAAGTGAATGCCCCAGTAATTACAGCTACTAAATCATTTGTGATTTTATCGTCAATTGTTTGATACCCCACAAGATTTAAAACACTATTAATTACAGCGATTACTAATACGACATAACGACTAATTGAAGCTGCATCAAAATTTTTCATTTTCTCACCTCCCTCCAATAAAAAAAGTGACCGTATATACAATCACTTCCCTGCGAATTTAAAAAGAGCCATTATCCCACCGGTGATAATGGCTCCAACTACTGTAGTACCAATCCAAAATACTAATTTATCTAATCGATCAATCCTCAAATGAGCACTTTTCGCTGACTGCTGCGCTTCAATTGCAACATCCTTAACGTTACCAAGCGTATCTAACTTTGTTTCTACTCTTGTTAACCCAACTAATAGTTCTTTGAAGTCATCATGTTTTTGTTCTGGCATTTATTCGGCCTCCTTTTAAGCTGCAAAACAACTTGGATCCATTCCAAAGATGTCTGCTATATCTTCTTCACTTCTATCTTTTAAATAGGATTGTGTTGTCGAGATATCCGAATGATTCGCAAGCGATTTTAATTTTTCTAGTGGTACACCTTGTACTTTTAAATTATCTAATCTGCTATGGCGGAAACAGTGAGGATTAATTTTATATTCCTTACCTTCTTTTTCGTATAGCATCTTAGCGAATATCTTGCACCAGTAATTAAATACACTCTTATTTAAAAGCTTTCGCCCACCATTCTTATAAACTCGCACGAACAAATCCGGAATAGCATCTTTACCTCGTTGTTCTATATATAAACGAATACATTTCTGTACTCGGGGATTGTAATACAATCTAAATTTCTTCCCACGTTTACCACGGACCACATTTGTATAATACCTTTCTGTTAGTCCTGTTTTTTGAACTTGATAAACTTCATTCTTTCTTGCTGCACTATAATAAGAAAGTGCTAAGTAAGTTGCTAGCATATATTTTTCATTCTCTATTAATTCATCTATTAACCAATTTATTTGGTCTTCTGTAATGAATGTTATTTCTCTAACTGGATTCTTTGGTAAACCACGTACTCGTGAGCCTACATTAAACTCATAATCATAGTCATCGTCATCCGCGCAAAATTCTAGCGCGGATCTTAATGCACTCATTAATCCATTTACACGAGCATTAGACATTCCTAACTCTTGAAAAATGATAGATAAATTTCTAATGTCTTTTCGTGTTAAATCAATAAGATCTTTATTATTGAAGTGTTCGTGTATCAGAAATAAAATAATACGTAAATCCCAACCGTATTGTTGTAAAGTACTTGCTGCCTTTCCTTGTGCCTTCTTCTCAATAAGAAAATCTTTCACAAGGTTCTTATTACCTTGGCTTACATATTTCTCATAAATCTCTTGATTTACAATTCTCTTCACACTATTCATCTCCTCAAAATAAAAAGAGAAGCGAAATCGCTCCTCTTGATCTATGAATTGAATTTACTCAAAGCCGTATTTTATTTAAAGACCTCTTAGCGATAAACATATTTCTTTATTTTATCTTCCCATGCCTTATAGCCATCACCTGTTATGTGGACTCCGTCAACTGTCCATTCTTCTTTTAATTGACCTTCTTTATCTGTAAATAGATTATGTAAGTCAATAAAAGTATGTCCATTTTCTTTAGCGACTTTTTCAAGTTCTATATTCAGCCAATTGATGTCTTCATTGCTCAACTTTTTAGCTTTAGCTAAAGGTTTAGTTGGAAGTATGCTTTCAATGAATATCTTTGTATCTGGTAACTCTGATTTTATTTTCCCAAGAATAGTATTATAGTTTTTTAATATTTCTTCTTTTGGGGTTTTAGCTCCTAAGTCATTAATTCCAATCATAATAAATACTTTAGATGGCTTTAAAGCAACAATTTGATTTAAACGCTTCATTACACCAACAGTTGTATCTCCACTAATTCCACGATTATATGTCTTAACGTATGGAAAAGCTTCTCCCCACTCGTTAAAGTTAGTTATACTATCACCTAAAAATACGACTCCAGTGTCTACAGATGTAGCCTTGTTGAATATAGAGGTACGCACTTTGTATGATGGAGAACGCTCTCTTTGATCGCCGTTGCTATCACTTGTAGCTGACGAAACTTCAGACGATTCTATCTTGTATTCTGGAGATAAGATTGCCTTTTTTTCACCAATTACATTTGAATAAACAAAATAACCGCCAACTAGCAACAATGTAATATTTATTGCGATAGATATAGTTGCTACCTTCTTAAGATTCATGTTAGTAAATCCTCCTAGAAAAATTTTCATAAATTGAATTTAATTCACTAAACAATATTATTGTATATATTTTATTGTAGCAATTTTAAAAAGGCTATATTTAATTTGCCTGTCTTTTTATAAGGATTATATTTTATTTATATATTTTTAAAAGGTTTTCCAAACATTACATATTGCTATATAATTAAATTTCTTATGGTATTTCTAATATCACATAAATTTTCATTTTTAATATGACATAATCATATCTAGTAAAATCAATTTAATTAACTAAAAAAAGTAGGGATTTTAATGATTCAAGGTAAATTAATTAATAACAACAGCCCGAAGTTAACTATTATTTTTCAATCAGCTGGTCGTATACCAGATCATATTTTAGATAAAATTTTATTAAAACAAACAAGTAGAGAAGAAGTTGCACTATATCATCAAAGATATAATTGGATAAAAATAGCGACAAATAAAGAAACAGATTACCTTTTTTTAGAAGATTTTTTCTCTGATAGCTATGGATGGTACATGATTGACTCCGGAAAAAATATAATAGAAGAGTTTAATCACCAACTATCTGAATTTATTGAGCAACACCATTATAAAGAGGTTATTACATTTGGTAGTAGTAAAGGTGGGACAGGAGCGTTATTATATGGTCTTTTAAATCCTAAAATTACGACTGTATTCTCCGTTGTCCCGCAAATTAACTCAATAAAGTATATTAATAAGTATATGAATAAATATAAAAGTTTGTTTTTCCCAAAACCAGATACAAGTTTAGAGAAACAATTAGATGACATTTTTTATAATCCTGAACTATATAAAAATGGTACGCATAAGAATACAACTATTTACTTCTATACCGGATTAGGTGATGATCAATTTACCGAAATATTAAACTTCCAAAATTTTATTGTAGAGAAAGTAAAAAGTAGCACAATTATTATCAATTCTAGCCAAAAGAAACATACGCCTGTAGTTGTAGATAATGTAGCGTTTATTCAGGATTTATTGAATGCTCTTGAAAATAATAACAAGATTTCTAATAAAAACTTAGTTAAATTACAAAAAGGACTATTTTTGCTAAAAGATAAATAACATAACAATATTGGATTCTATTTGACAACCCAGTGAGCAGCTAGCTTTTGCTAGCTGCTCTTTTGTTATAATTCAAACATCTTTTTAATCTCTCCAAACGTTTCTTTATTTCTATTAGGAATACTAATAACAGTTATTCCTTTTGCTCCACACTTCTTGCATTTCCAATTACGTTTAGGTGGGTAGGACATCATCATTGAATCTTCGTATTTTTTTCATGGTTACAAATGATCGCCTTAATTTCTTCAACTGTCCCTTGAATTTCAAATCCATTAATTTTAACTTTCAATTACTGTCCCTCCTTCTGTGTTTTGTTGTGCCTGTATTTTTTTAAATTCTCTACGCATTAAAGCCATCTCTAAAAATTGACACTCATCCGCTCTAATACCGTATCGGCTACCTGCTGGAGTTAGTTCTATCTTTTCACCAGTGATTTTCCCACTTTCGTCCACCACGTTAATGTACTCAGCAGGCCATTCATCGTATGTGAGAATGCCGATTTTAAGTGCATCCAATTCGTATTTTTTAAATACATCATCTATACGCTGAGCTATAACTCCTACATGCCAAAGTGCTGCTGATTCACCTTTGACGGATACATCACTATTAAACTTATAGCGACAGAAACTCACTTCGCTCCAAGCGTCTAACCAGATGTCTGGTATTTCGCTAATTTGTTGCTTTTCGCGTTCATCTGATGTATTGATTGTACTTGTTTCTGCATACAACGCTTTCCAGCGGCGGCTAGGAGTACCCAACGCCTGTGATACGTCTTTATCTGGTCTTAGGTTTGCACGAACATTCATAATGTTATTCGCCATATCACCATAGACAAAAGGTGTCTCATTAGCGTCGTTACCATAATCAATCCAAAGTAATCGGTCTTGGTTAGTCGTTGGATTCGCCTTGTTACCAATGATAATGCTATTAGATCCTGTATAGTTTGCTCCCGCTTCTGTACCGACCATTACATTTCGAGCGCCAGCACCACTATTTAAACCAGCACGTGTACCAATCATTACGTTTGCTTCACCGTCTGTTTTATTTTGCGCTGCGTAGGTCCCAATAATTGTGTTTATAAAATTATTAGCTCCCTTATTCTTTTGTAAAGCTTGGTGTCCAATTGCAATGTTACGGTTACCATGAACTGAATAACCCATCGCATTATTACCTAAAATGACGTTTTTATAACCATCTTGAAGATACTTAGATGCATTACGCCCAACGGCAATATTATCTTTACCTGCCAAAGCGTTAGCTAAAGCGAAAGCTCCTAGTGCCGTACAGCGATCTGTTAAATATGACCTTGATAAAGCTTGATATCCCATAGCTGTATTTTGCGAACCTCTTACCAATTGAAGTAATGCGTTTCTTCCTGCTGCTGTATTACCTGATACTTGCGAGGAAGAAGTTGCGGCCGGAAATCCTCCACCGGGATTAACGATTTCTGCACCAGGAGGTGCTGGATATCCGATTGGCTGAATGAGTTTTTCTACATTAGGATTCATTTGCTTTAGGATGTAATGATCTGTTCCTGGTATATTCCAAATGTTTTTCTGGTCTTTTTCGTTTAACCAAAGTTCATGCCGCGAAACAATAGGATCTTGAATACCTGCCCATTTCATTGCATTATTACCTACTGCTAATGAACGGGTATAAAACTTCCCTCTCGAAAGCGATCCACTACCAATTGAGACATTCGAATACTGATCCGCATTATTCTCCTGAGATTGGAATCCCATGGCTGTATTTTGTTTGCCACTTTTTAATTCTTTCAGCGCATATTCGCCACTTGCTGTATTCGCGTAGGCATCCAACCCAACGTTTACACCTGAATTGCGACTATTAAATTCGTTCAGTATAGGCTGCGGTATTGAGCTTAAAACAACAATTCTTACCCCTGTTCGTTGACTTGGTGGGATTGATTCATTAAATTTTTCTCGCTCTTTAACATGCACAACCGCTCCAAGACCATAATACCAACCGCGTAAATCATCCCCTTTCGCCATATAGACGCCAGGCGGGCAAAATATCGGTACACCTGGGTTATTTACTTCAGCAGTCAGGAAAGCTGTTGTGCTATCCGTTTCGCCATCACCAACCGCACCAAACCAAGTAACATTGACTCCTCTAGTCCCGAACTCATTTTTTAAATACTTATAATCAGCATCCTGCCTGTTTTTAGCGGTAGGATGAACGATACCCTCAGCGTCAACTCTAGAATCTACAACTTCAGCATTACTATCACCGACTGCATTGATAATTAGGTTATCAATGCGTTTATTTGCATCAGTTTCTACTTTGGTAACGAAAGACTTCAAGAAATTCAATACTGTTTCGACAATTGTCCAATTCTCATTTGTATTATTTCTAAAATCTCTATCTGTCCAACTGTTAAACCAACGCTTCAATTTATACAAGTTACGTCCCTCCTTTTATACAAAATTCGTTTTTTAATACTTCTCTATTAGCCTTCAAGCCAAACACGGAATATACGTGCATATGCTTTCTTTCCGGCTACTTTATTTCTCATTCGTAAATAAAAACTTTTAAGCTCTCCCGTTGGAACACCTAAATCATATGAAAGCTCCACATCATCGTTTTGTGATGGTGCGCTAGTCTGTTTAGACGAAACTTTACTCATAATTTGTTGACCACTATCGGAAGATACCATTGCAATTTCAACTTCTCCGCCAGCTTCAGTAAAAATCTGTGCTTTTAATTTTACGTATCTTGTTTTATGTTCGAAGGTGTAAAATTGGCAATTATCTAAGACATCATGGGTAGATGTTAACCACCAACCATCTTCTACCACATTAATCCCGCGATATGGTGGATAGTGACCAGCGATATCAAAACCGTACTGTATAGCGCCACCAATAATTGTTGCAAAACCATCATCACGTTCAACGCGAATAAGACCACGATGAACATCGAGGCCTCCTGCACCAATATGGACGTATGCGTTTGGATCATCAGGGGAGATATACCAATCTCCAGTATGATCAGAATAATGATTAGAATTTCTATACAGTCGCTTTAACGCTAGACTTAAATTACCACCGTCATCCATAAGTTGCTGCACTTGTTTCTGCGTTTGTTTAAATTGTGCTTGAACGGAACTCGCCGTTTTTAATTCTTTAAAAGTTGATAATTCAACGATTGGCGCTTTAGTTGGATTTGTTGGGTCATCCTCAATTTCGATGACACGAATTTTCACTTTCACATCAGCTTCTTCATATAACATGTATACATAGTCACCTAAACCAAACTTGTGAAGTGGTGATAATCCATTTTCTATTAAACTAACAATGCTCACTTTAAATCTTATATCTGGTACATCATTTATTTCTTTCTTACAAGCTTCTAATAATGTTTCTTTTGATTTGTATCGCTCGTCACGAATAGGTTTCTGATGAATTCTTCCGTAAATTTTAGCCATTGGCGATTCATATTCCACCATAAATTCATTGCCAGCTGCATCTTTACCATAACCACGAATAACCGTTGCAAAATTAGTCATATCTGTATCTTCTTCAAAGGTTTTAAGATTATGCCCATATCGGAATTGCGCATCAGTCTCTATACCAATTTGATTTTTAAATGTCACTGTTTTAGTTGAATAATTAATTTCCATCTCAGCTCCATAGCGATTCAAAGCTTTTTGCAAAAGCGATGCTCGTGTATCATCGCCAAAATTATCAAATTTAGTTGTTGCAAATGCTCCTTGAATGACATACTTCCAACCAGTCTCGGCAAAAATGAAATCCATACATTGCTTAAAATTAGCGTATCCATTATACAGATCATATTTCCAATTCAGCATGTCATCAAAAAAAACGTGTGCTGCTGTTATGACCTTCCCATAATGACCGCGCTTATTAATTCCTAGTGTGATATACTCATCGGTTTTATCCATAATACTCGCTCGCTTATCTACAAGGTGATAAGCATGTTTCACATTAGGAGTATTCAGTAAATAAAAAGAAAGAGAGTGTTCACCATTCACACGTCTCTTTCTCTTCACCTCTTTATAATCTGTTAACATTTCTTCTTGTTGATTAATACCTTTCACTACTAACATTTCTCTTCACCTCTTTATAATCTGTTAACATTTCTTCTTGTTGATTAATACCTTTCACTACTAACATTTCTCTTCACCTACAAATAATAGAATCGGAAATCAAATTCTACTTCAAAAGCACCTGTTGTACCGGTTAACACAAAGTCATTCCATCCAGGCTTTAGCCTAATTAATCCCCAATTCGTATTTTTAAAAATACTTCCTAGCACATTTCGATATGCTCTGACACCATCTAAAGTGATAACATCGTTCAATGTTGTTGTGCTACCTGTGTAACTCCAATGGTCACCAGTAGTAACATTTTTTATAGATAGATTGTTAGACTTGCCTTTATACTTTATTTTTAATGGCATGCACTTAGGATCTATTAATACATCACCAGCATTATAAATTCGAAAAGACGTAGTATTATGATGATACTTTGTATCTTCTGCGATTAAACCTTGGCCTATTTGCCAAAGGTTTGAATCAAAAGTAAAAGAATCCATCGTGGTACCGATGGATTCTAAAAATACGGAGTGTATTACAAAATCGATTGTAAATTCCCCATCTTCTAATGTTTCATAATCTATATCAAATTCACTATCCACTGAAACTTCCATACGTTTACCTGGCTGCAAGTCTCTTATAATATAAAATTTTTCTAATGGATTAAATATCCGAAAAATCTCATCCCTAAACAAATCGAAGTCTACAAAGTCAAAAGCTTCTACTGATATAGTAGAAGTGATTTTTCTATCTTTTAAAGTTGTACCATAATGTATGGAACCATGGCGTCCTTTAAGAGTTTCTGTTTCGTGTTCGGGTGAAGGTGAGAAAATCCGGAAAGACTCTACCCATAAATCTTTATTATGTAAATCTAGAGTTCTTCCGTCTTTATACTGTATTTTAAAATTGAATACACTTTTATCAGGACTAAAAATAGCTGTTCTTGTCATTTTCTCACCACCCAAACTTCTCTTTATATTGAATATCTCTTCCACCCATTTGGTCAATATAAGAATATTGATTTCTTGCTACCTCTTGCCCATCTAATTCACTTACTACTGTAATATTCATTGGTTGTTGGATTTTAGCTGCAAATGAGGTTAACCCTGAGGAAATTGATTCTTGTCTTGTTTGACTATAACTTTCAATTCCTTCCGCATTTGGTTTCGCCCACTCCGCCATACTCGATGCCGCTTTCTGGACAGAGGATTTCATCTTATCAATACCAATAATCAAACCTTTTCCTAAGTTAACTCCTATCATATCCCTCATCCAACGGGATGGAGAATGGATACCAAGTGCACTTGTAATTCTATCTTTAATACCACTTGCTGTTTCCGTTATTTTATCCCAGATCTTACCGACCATGGAGGAAATACCATTTAACAACCCTTCCATAATGTTCTTACCTATATCTACTAGGCTAAAACTACTCAAGAATGACTTAATATTATTAAAAATATCAGTAACAGTTGATTTCACTGTATTTAAGATACTTGATGTAGCTGATTTCACACCATTCCAAGCTGATGAAATGATACCACCTATCGCACTCATAACACTTGAAATCACTGAACTTATTCCAGAAAAGATAGAACTTACTAATCCAGAAATGGCACTTAATACGCTAGAAAATACGGACTTCACCAAATTTAATCCAGCACTAATTACTGCACCTATTAAGCTCATAGCCCCTTGAATTATGCTACCAATGAGGGACATAACACTAGATGTAATTCCTTTCACGGCATTCCAAGCGCCACTCCAATCACCTTTTAAAACTGAGGTAAACAGTTTAATAATATTAGTGATGATGCCAATGACAGATTGAATTATAGCCATAATAGCTGGAAATACAGCTTGTACAATCGTTAAAATAAACTGAATCGCTGGAATCAAAACACCTTGAATAATCATTGCTGCACCTTGCAACAAGGCTACAACAATCGGTATAACCGCTTGAATAATTGCTTGGATTACAGGAAATACAGCTTGCACTACCTGTAAAATAATCGGAATTACAGTCGTTGCAATTATGGTAATAATATTTCCAAACATTTGGATGATCTGAATAACAATCGGTATAACCATTTGTATAATGGATAGAATGACTGGGAATACAGTCTGTACTACTTGTAAAATAATCGGTAGTACAGAAGTAGCAATAATCATGATTATACTTGCGAACATTTGGATTAATTGAATTGCGATTGGTATAACCATTTGTATAATCGTTAAAATAAACGGGAATACAGTTTGTACTCCTTGCAAAATTAACGGGAGCACTTCCATAGCTAATTGTAAGATCACTGGAATAATCTGCTGAATAACACCAATAAACATAGGTAATATTTCAACAGCGACACTTGAAAAGGTCTGCATTAAAGACATAATGACAGGCATTAACTGCTGAACCACTTCACCAAACACCCTAAAGGATTCGCTTGCTAAAGGTAGTACCGATTGTATAGTAGTCCCAAAAAGATTAATAATAGTTAATCCTAATTCACCAAATGCCGCGCCTAATGTCGCAAAAGATGGACCTAGCGCTGAAAAACTCTCCATAATAACTTGTCCAGTCTTTTGGAATTCTGGAGCAAGTGGAGCAAAAGCTTCAATGAATCCTTGAGCTAACGATGTGATGATTGGCATAATTACAGATGCAACTGTACTAAATACACTCTGGACAGTTTGCCAAGCGGACATCAATGCTTCTTTAGCTTGATCATTCGTATTTATAAGCTTATATATTGTTGCCCCTAACGAAGCCACAATAGCAATTACCCATCCAATAGGACCAGATACACCTAAGAAGGATAACCCTAATCGAACAATCAATGGTGTAAGTGTTGCAATTGTATTTCCAATTGTAGAAAATGATGATTTTATAAATTCTATAATTGGTGAGATCGATGAGCCTAATCCGCTAAATATATTAGGTAATATCGCTAACTTGCTTTGAAGTGTATTTCCGATAGCATCTCCCATTTCAGCGAACTTTGACTTTATAGAACCTATGAAAACACCTATTGCACTCCCCATAGCTGAAAACTTATCTGGTATGGTTCCAAGGAAATCTCCAAAACTAGCTAATGCATTCTTCATCGCTTCTATTGCTGATGATGTTGTAGTTTTAATTGATTGCCATATGCTAGTTACTGCGTTCCTAAAGGATTCATTGGTTTTCCATAAATGCCTTATTCCAACAACTAAAGCGGCTATTGCGGCCGCGACTCCTATAACAATTGCGGCGGTAGAGAGGAACGTTGCCGTTGCTGCACCAAGGCTTATTTTAGCTATTTGAGCAACACTAGCTAGTGTAATAAACACGGGGGCTAAAGCCATACAGGCGCCAACCAATATCCCCAGAGCGGTTACTATAGTAGTGATTGCCGCTGCTAATGCTGGATGAGCTGAAACCCAAGTGGCAAACGCTGCTACAACACTCGCTATTACTGCTAATACAGGTTCAAGGGCCATTTTTAAGTCTTGCATAGCCTTTTGTAATTTAATCGCTGGACTTTCATCCATTTTCTTTATGGAGTCATTCAATTGATCTTGGTTATCCTTGAAATCAATTGTTTTTTCTTTCGCCCCCAGCAATGTATTAATAATATTTTGTCCCTGGTCTTCATACATTGTACCGAATAGTTTTACACCTAATTCGTTACGCTTTGTTTCATCTTCAACTTCTGATAAAGCTTGCGCAATCTGTGTCATGGCTTCTGAGCCTTCGCGTCCACCATTTGCTACAGCCTGGCCCCAATTTTCAAGTTGTTCCGCTGAAATATTAGTACCTTCAAGGACTTCTTTCATAGCCTTATCAACGCCCTGGCCAAACTCAGCTGCTTTAATACGTCCTTCTTTTAAACCATCTAATAGATTGTCAATATTCCAGGTTCCAGTTTCAACCCCAGCTTCCATAATTGCTTGCACTTCTTCAGCCGAATATCCCGCTCGTGTCAGTTGTCCACCGTACTCAGCGATAATATCTAACTGTTCACTTGGAAAGCCAATTTTCAATAAGGCATTTGTTAACCCTAGAGCCCCTTCTTGTGTAACGCCTACTTCACTACCAATCTCATTTAATTCTTGAATTAATTCCGTAAAATCAATCCCTGAATAAGATTGAGAAATGGTAGCCGCTCCCTTTACCATTGCTGCATTTGCCTCATCACTAACGTCTTTATTCAAGGCCCATTGTCGTCGAACACCTTCTAACGAAGCTTCTGCATCAACACCATAAGCTGTAACTCCTCTTACAGCTTCTTCTACTGATTTTTTAGAGGACTCAGGGACATCGAACGTAATATCAATTTTTGTTTGCATTTTCGATGTATCCAATGCCTGTTCGATTGCCCCTGATATGCCAGCGCTGGCTCCTGCTGCACCTAACATATTTTCCAAATCTATATCTAACTCTTTAACAGTAAGACTGGCTCTTTCTGCCTCTCTTGACAGTTCCCTTAAATCATTTCGAACATTTTCAATTGAATTTCCATCATCGACTGACTTTAAAGCACGTTTTAATTTTTCAACATCTGCTTCTGTACCTAACGCTTCACGCCCGATAAGGTCGATAGCTTTTTCCAATTGTTTAGCGGTTGCTGTGCCATTTCTAATAGCATTTGTAAGGTTATTACCTAATACATTTGCAAAACGATCTACACTCGTTCCGGTTGCATCAAAAAAAGTTTTTAACTGTTTAGTAGCATTCTCTTGCTCTTGTAAACCTCTATTTGTTGAACTAATTTGAGTCTGTAACTGTTGTTCAGCGGTTCTCGCTTGTAGTAATTGTGTTTCATACCTCTGTATTTCGACTGAATTTTCGCCATATTTTTGTTTGGCTTTTTCCAACTGTTGTTCATAATTTTGAACTTTACCAGCCGCTAGAGTATGCTGCTTTCCTAAATGTTCTATTGCTAAGCGGAATTTTTCTGTTTCAGACGCATTTTCTCCAAGTTGTGCTTTTTGAAGTTCATACTGAGCGTTTAACTTTGTTGTTGAAGTCTGTAATTGATCTTGCTTACTTTTCAGTTCTTGAAGTTTTTGTGATGCCTTAGCTGTTTCACTTGTTCTTTCTTGTTCAACTGATTTAGCTTCTTTTAAACTCTCAGATGTTTGTTTCACTTGATTCGATAACTGCTGCTCTGTAATTAGTTGACTTCGTAATTTCGTTTCTAATTTAGCAACCTCTGCTGAATTAGCACCATATAGTTGTTTGGCGCGTTGTAAATGTTCAGCTGTTGTTTGGGTCGCCTTTTGAGCAAGTGCATATTGCTGCGATAAATTTTGAAGTCTCGCCTGTAATTTATCTGAATCTGATCCAGTTAACTTCATCTGTTCTTGCTGTAATTTCATTTCTTGACGAAGTTTCTTTGTTTCTTGATTCATTTGTTTCATTGAATCTTTGTATTCTTTATCCTCTGCTTTAAAGGTAACCTGAACTTCTGTATTTCTAGCCATCCCATCACCTACCTTTCCTTGGGATTATTGCGCCATGCTTCAAATGCTGTAATGCCCTCATATATGCGCTCCACAGAAGAAATAGGTTCATGCCAAAAAGTCTCTGGGTCAATCCCAGAGACTACACAATAAAGTACATATAAATCTTCCACACACTCAATCTTTATCTGTGGTGGTTGTACTTTTTTTTATTTCGGTTACTATTGTTCGTACTTTTCTTTAATGAAGTTGCAAACTGATTTGGATTCTGATTAATAAAATCAACTACAATATTTACATATGATTCAATTGAAGTTGCAAGTGATTCATGATATTTCATCAAGAAATCATCAAATGATAATTTCAAATCCTTATTTGCTCCTGTAACCGCCAAGTAAATTACTTTTTGTAAATTTGTTTCATCGATTCCTGCTAAAGCTGATAAATCGAAATCTGAATCTGTATTTAGCCCTTGTAATTCTTGAAGTTTCGCAAGATCACTAAAAAGAGAACTATCTAAAAGTCCTAATTCTTTACCTTTTTTCATTACATAATGCGTCAAAAATGCTGGGTATGCCTTTGCGTTAATATATCTTCTTTCAAAATTCCCATCTACTTCATATACGTCAAGTTCTTTCAATGTCACCATTTGGATCTTCATCTGTAATTTCCTCACTTTCATTTGATTGTTCATTTACTTCCATAGAAAAAGCCCCATCAATTTGAGGGGCTTCATTAGGGCGTAGTTGCTTTTACAAGGTCTGTTGTAAAAGCTGTATGCCATTTGTCTGCAATTGTTTTATCTTCCAACTCAACAACTAACGCTTCATAATAAATATTATTTAATTTATCAGCTAACGCTGTGAATTCTAACTCCATTAACGCTACTTCATCAGCTGCATTCTCAAGGGCAAACTTAAAGCCCGCTGAGTCTACACAATTAGAAAACGCAATTAATTTTACAACATCCTCAAATTCATCTATTACATCAGCGGTAAATACAAAGTTTTTCCCTTTTGACATGCTTCCATATGACCAAATCCCAGGTTTTAGCCCATCGGTACTTAAACCGAAATAATCACGCATAACCTGAACAGGAACATGTGCTGATACAGTCATATTCATTTTAGTAGCTTTTGATTTTTTCTTTACTTCAATACCTGCACACTTCTTAACTATTTCAACAACTTCTGTTTCACCTTCAATTTCACCTACACAACCAAATTTTGTTCCTGGTTGTTGTTGCCCATTCTCAAAAAATTGAACACTTGCATTTTGAATCGATACGGAATCGAACTCTTCAACTTTAGTAACAGCCATATTAAAATTCCTCCTTCAAAACCCTATCTACACCTTCGTGTAGTTTTTCTAAAATTTTTGGTGTTGCATTTATAAGTCCTTGTTCTGCAAATCGCTGTTCTAAGGGGTTATGCGAACCTCTTCCTTCGTTTGGAAAAACTAAATAGCCAAACGAACCTTTTTTATTCGCTGCTCCGCCACGCGCTACAATTTTAAATCCTAAATTTAACTTTTCACTTTTCGACCAATTACTGTTTCTTGCATGTATCTTATTACGGATACCCCACTTGGACTTTGAAACTGGAATAAGCTTTGTAATTTCTTCTGTTGCGATACGTATACCATCAGTGTGAAGAACATTATTAATAGCTGGCTCCATTTTCCCTGGTAACCGTATCATTTTTTGTTCAAGTGCGACAATATCATCATAATTAAGTTGATATACACTCAATAGGAATCATCCTCCTGAATGTAAAAAATACTCGGTCAATATATCGATCTGTATCTTTCATTTGTAGACGGTCATTTTTAGAAGTAACAAATGATAATTTTTTCACCTTACTAACAAGTGAGATAATATCAATGGTTTGTTCATCTAAATCATCTTGATTTTCAGATAAGTAGCTAACATATATGTTTTGAGAAATGGTCCGTTCGTTTGATGATGGTTGAAATTCACCATACTCAATTGTGAAACAGTTATATCCCGTTTCCTGTAATTGTTCTTCCTCATCTTCAGCTAATTCATCTTCTACAACTAATAATTTAAAATGATCTTCTAATCCTTTTTTAATTCCCATCCTCTGTTCTTTCATTAACTTCTTCGCCTTTTCGTTCACTGTTTTTCACCACCTGTTGCAAATAAAAATATAGATACTGTTTAGTTGAGCCTGGATCTACTTTGATTACGTCATATTCGACTTCATCGATCTTAACCTTTAATTTATTTTTGTTGATCTTTTTAAAAGAAGGTGGATACAGTGTTTTTAATTTTAAATCTAATCCCGTTGTTAAGACTCCAACCATTTGATAATCACTATCACGAAAAGACATTTCTTTATAAGCAAGCTTTCCTTCCGGATGAAACTCTTCTCCAACCCTCTTTCCTCTTTCAGAACGCTTAGTTTTTTTATATCCATATTGTAAAAAACCATCGTTAAGTGTCTCTCTATACGCTTTCTGCATTAATCACACCAACTTTTCCTAATGCTGCATGCAAAATGAGTCGAGATAATTCATCCCTATAATTCTTTTCAAATTCATCACCTGCATTGTTATACACGTAACGGCATCTTTCTAATAACAATTCTTTAGGCCATTCTTCATTAGAAAAATCAAAAGACGCATTTGTTAAACCAAACAAATACGCCTTTCCACGTGAAAGAATTTTATTTAAATGTGCATCTTCATCATTCCATGTAATTTTAAGAAGGTCTTTCAACTCATCTAAGAGATTATCCACCCACATCACCTTCTAATAATGAAATTAATTCGGCTTTTGTTGCACTTGATTTATATTCAATACCGCGCTGATCCAAAAATGATTGAATCTCTGTTTTTGTTAAAGATGAATAATTTATCCCCTCACTTAGAGAGGACTGATTAGGGAGTCGTTGTTCCTTCTTTATCTCCTAATTTACTAATATCAAAAACAAGGAATGATTTATTATCTTTTGGGCGCCCATTCGCATACTGTTTAGCAATATATACACGCTCATCTTCAATAAATCTCACTTCATCAGAGAATTCAATTTTTTGATCAGATCCTACACCTAAAAAGTAATCTTTCGCCATTCCAGTTACTGCTTTCCCATTAGGGACTTCTGTTGATTGAATAAATTGAATAGGAATTGCCGTATTTTGAACATATTCTCCACTTGCATTTTGGAAAGTGATAGCTGGGAAAATACGCGCCCAATAATCCATAGGATTTACAACCATGATTACATTTGCTACATTTCGTTTTCCGTTGTTCGTTAGTGGAGCCATAATTTCTTTTCCTAATGATTTAGGAGATAAATCATTTAATGCGACTGCTGTTTTATCTGGATAAATACCACCAACTACAGCTCCATCTAAATCCTTCATCATGCCAATTGGTTGCTCTTTACCTGTACCACTAATTACAGATTGTTCAAGTGCAATGTACATAGATTCCATCAAAACTGTACGAACATAACGATCCAGCCATTCAGGACCTAAATCTAACATCGCTTTACAAACTGGGATATATGCGCTTAATTTGTACAGGTTTAATTGAACTTTCTCAAACCCTTCATCAATGACCTGTTTAATGTCATCGCATAATTTCCCCCACCAAGCTGCTGGAATTTCACCTTTTTTCATAATCCATTCTGTCAATCCTGTTACATTAATAAAATCAATGGCTTGAAGTAAAGGGCGATTTCTTACTAAATCTTCAAATACACGGTCAATAACAGTTGCTGGGATTAATTTTTCAACCCCTGCAAATGCTTCACCACTTGCAATAACTTCATTGTAATATGCTCGTTCTTCGTTAGTTAAAGCGTGTAACCCACGGGAATTTAATACCGCTTGATTGTTTAAATTGCTTGCAATTTCACTTTGAACAGCTGGCGTTACTTCATTCAAAATATTAGTTTGAATTACATTCGCCATTTTTGTCATTGCTGCTGCATATGCTTCATTATCGTTATTTTCAAGAGCATTTTTAAATTCATTTTTAACATCTTCAATACTATTTTTATCTCGATCTAAATTATTAATCGTCATTTTCATTCTCCTTCCAAAATAAAAAAACTACTTGTCATTCTCCAAGTAGTTCATCATCATTACCGTTAATTGATTTTTAGGTCTTTCATCTTTTTTAACTCGATTTAATTTGTGAGTCTCATCATTTTGAGAGGCAACAATCTGATTACCTAAGTATTTATTTAGGATTGTTTCTTTTTCCGTTTGATTATTTGTTTCATCATCTTCTTCTGTGATCTCAATCTCATCAACAATTTCATCACATAACCCTAAAGCTAAACACTCTTCTGCTGTTAACCATGTTTCTTCAGCAAGTAATGTTTCTAATTCGCTTCGTTCACCTACAAAACGTGATGTATAACTTTCTGTTACAGCTGTATCAATTTTCTCTAAATCATTTGCAACCTTCCGTAACTGTTCTGCATTACCAGCGGCAAATGTCCAAGCCTTGTGAATCATTAACATTGTATTTTTAGGCATAATAACCTTATCCGCTGCCATTGCAATGACCGAAGCCCCAGAAGCCGCTAATCCATCAATATGAATAATAATAGTAGCGTTATGATTTTTGAACAAGTTATGAATAGCAATAGATTCAAACACATCTCCACCGGGGCTATTAATATGAACATGAATAGTTTCAGCATTAATATTTCCTAATTTACGTCTAATTTCACTTGAAGAAATATCAGCAAACCACCCTGATCCAATAGAACCATATAAATACATGTCAGCTTCATTTGATTCTGCTTTATTCATTACTTCGAAACGCTTATTAATTTTTGATAGTTCCATTTATCTCACCCCCTTCCAAATTATCAGCTTGTTGATAATTTTTCGTTACAAATCGTTTGTTTGCCCACGTCTCTTCAAGTGGCTCCCTTCCAAGAATAATCAATATATCATTAATAGATAAACCACCAATTGCAAAGAGCTTGTCCAGAGCTGTTGCTAACTTCGTAATATCCACAACTTTTATCTTATTTGTATCAATTTTTAAGTATGTACGATTTATATATTCCTCTTTTTCATACATCTTGCGATTGAATTCGTCCTGAATCAACTCGGCAATCGGATTAATACAAAAAGCCAAAAATGAATCCAGTTGCTTTTCGACGTCTGCCACATCACCTTTTAAAATTCCGATAGGGACATGAAAAGCAATGGCCACATAGTTAAATATGTCACTGATTAAATCACTAATGTCACGACTTGTACTATTGTTAGAAACCCCATTTTTACTATCGCTCATATCTTCGAATTCATAACCATGTTGCAATTGAAATGCGGAACCTACTTTATCAGCATTAAACCAGTTTTTTAATTGATTTTCAAACATTTCGTTAATAGCTTCTTGTGTTTCTTCATCCTGCGCTCTTAAAAAATCTCCTTTAATTAATAAGCGCTTATTATTTTTTCTTTTATAGTAATCAATAGAAGAGGCAAGCAATTTCCCCAAACTACTATACATTCCATCAATGACTTGCATGATATTACGATCATTTAGTTTAAAGTGAAACACATCTGATTCGTTAAATGATTTTTCAAAAGTGAAATCGCCAATCGTTATGTCATTATATATATTTTCTTTTAAAGAAAATTTAGTAACACTAAATGAATCTGCTATATACAATTGTTTATTTTGCATAATAACTACACATTCATTTTCCATAATCAGATGATTAACTAAGCTATGCATAAATTCGGATGCATTTTGATTTTGATTAGGTTGTACATTGAGCAAATAATGATTTTCACCACGTTTTTCTTTTCCTTTTTCAAACGTTTGAAATTCACACCTTGTTAAAGCGTTAGCGATTAAATCTATACAACTTTCTACAGCTAACTTTTTGTAAAAATAATCAATTCCTAATTCATAAAAACAAGAATCTAACGTGACTGTTTTCCTATCACCAAAGAAACCTCGTACCCATTCTCTTAATCCCAAATTCTCACCACCTTTTATACACTGAATGATTTGAATATCTTTTTGACATTATCTTTTGTTAAAGAATTTGACTCTTTTAACTCACTATCAAAATTAAGAGCATGTAAAAAAGCGAAAAAACCATCTGTTTTTCGCTTCTCTTTATCAATCTTTTTATATTCAATATTTCCATTCATTTTTTCTTCTTTATAGACGTTTCCAACATACCAACGCATAAGTGGATCATCACCAAATACAATTGTATGTTTAATAAATATCTCTTCTACAAGTGGAGCAAGTTTACTATGAGTTGCTGGACCACGGCGAACAATTTCAATTTCAAATCCGGCTGCTTCAAGCGACTCTTTTAAAATTGCTGAACGATATAAGTCCATACTTACCTTTTTTATACGATATTTCTTATTCATCATGACGAACCAATTCAGCACATGTTCCGCACTAATTGATTTGTCATAAACAACAGTAAGTAACCCTTTTTCAATTGCAATTCGAATGATATCTGGGTTAATATCTTGCAACTTAGGTGCTGTATGATGCATGAATGTATGTTGCAACCAATAACGTTTTCCATCTTTTTTGAAATATATCCCCACTGAACAGAAGTCGCGAATTTGAGCAAAATCAACAGCTCCTATACATTCTATCCCTTGAACATTTTCAGGGAATGGCTGCTCTGTAGCTAATCGTTCTTCATAGGTAGCAACTTCTTTTCGTGTATCTTCGACAGGTAAATTCATTCTTTTCGTCATGAATTCAATACGCAATGCACTGTTACGCTGCATATCATGGTATTCTTTACGCATTTCATGCTGCAAATTTTCATTATATCTATAGGAAGGATTCGCCTTTTCCCACATAGATTCATCATGAACTTCTTTTTCATCATCAAGTTTACATATGAATGGAAACAATGTAGAGTGTGGTAATTCTTTGTTTAACACTAGTTGTGCTTCTTCTTTCATATCATCCAATACTCCGCCACGTACATTTCCATCTGTTGTAATATAGAAAATCCTTGGATCCTTCTTTTTACCTAAACCAGAAGTGAAAACTTTTATATTAGAATAATCCTCATATTCATGTAATTCATCAAATATAACAGTTCCACTTCGCTTACCATCTTTTGTACGAGCATTTGAAGTATTAAATTCAAACTTAGACTTTGTTTTTATATGTTTAATGAGTATTTTTGATTTGTAAAAAACTTTTTTTAACTTCCTTGCAAATTTAGGTGTTTCTAAAATATTTAACACATCTTCGAATGATGTTTTCGCCTGATCTTCTGATGTTGCCACAATGTCTATATCATAATTTTTAATCCCATGATGACCACTTAACATATAAAAACAATCATAACTGATATATCCGTTTTTACCTGCCCCACGACCAAGTAATAACAAATATCTGTCAAACATAAGACGACCATCCTCATAACGTACACCGTAAAAAAATGCATTACAGAACCTTTGCCAAGCGAAAAGCGAAAAAGGAAAATAAGGCGCTGGCTTCTCCACTGATTTTTCAATAGCATCTGCATCAATCACTACACCTGGTTGATCTAACTTCCAACGAAGAAACTCCATGAGCTGTTTTTGCTCTTTACAACTTTGTATTTCCTCGTTTTCGACCATACGCATGTAATCATCAATGTAAGGATGATATTTATATGTGGTTGGGAATCTAGATGTCATCTTCATCATCACCTTCAATAGCTATCGGCTCTTTCAAACCAAGCACCTTTAGTAATTCCGTCATGCGCTTATTCGTCTCCCGAAACTCTTTTGTAGCTGGATTCGCCTTAATTCCTTTTTGGCTCTCACTATTTTGCCATTCAATCATTGGCCCATTCTTTTTCATTTCTCTTGCTAATTTATTTTTCACATCAAACATCGTTATGTAATCATCAACAAGATCAATGTAGTGCATTCCATACAAACCATTCATTTCCAATTGTTGTAATAAATCTTGCTTTATCTGTGCTTTTTTTGATAGTTTTCGCACAAGTACCCCCCCTCTTACTTTTAAATTCGCAAAAATGTTTTAACCGCTCTCCTACCCCCGTTGAACGGCCCTTCCATAAGAAGCCAAAACTTTTGACCGGGGGGTATTATGAAATCAATTCAAAATACGTTTCAATAAAATCCAAAACAAAAAAGATTTCCTCAGTGGAAATCTTTAAAATTTCTTTTGTAAATATTAATTTATTTTCATCGGTTAATCTTTCTCTTACATCAACAAGTGTAAGTCGCTTACACTTCCTTGGGTTCACACAGTCTCTTACCTGACAATATCTCCAATAAGAATACTTTCGGAACTGGTTAAGCATGTCACGCTCATATGATGTACGCTCGTCCTTCTCAGCGTATTGAATCATTAATTCAGTATCGAATGTCCAACTACCATCAACAATAATCATAGCTACCACCGTTCCTCATTCGTGAACTTAGGTTTGCTATTACTAATCATCTTATCCTTACCATCAGCAATGTTATGACAACGAACACAAAGATACTCAAGGTTATCTACGTTTAAAGCAAGATGTGGATGCGTCTTAACTGGTTTAATATGGTTCACATCCATCTTCATTTTACGTCCACGCTTATCAAGAGTTTCTCGTGTCGTTACCTTCCCTTTTCGTTTACAATGCTCACATTCATTCTTGGCTCGTTGGATTGCTATTAATCTTAGAGCATTCCACTCCTTAGACTTATAGAACTTCATAAGCTTGTCTTCTTTTATGAGTTGAATAAGTTCCTCTTCCTTCATACCCAACACCTCACAATTTAGCGTTAACTCTCACATTACGGTACGTGAAGTTTTATCTCTAATAAATGCAAAAAGAGCTATCACATTCGATAGCTCTTTTACTAAATAGACAAGTCATGTCGTGTACTACATATTTACTTCAGTTTGGTTAAGAGGTTCTACACCTCTTTCAATCGCCGACTGTACGTCACTCTCCCGTAGTTACTAATATGTCTCGTAGTCAGCGATTGAAAGAAGAGCAAAAGCTCTTCCTCGTATTAACAACAAGTTTTGATTTTGGAATTAAAATCAAGAAACAACATATCATTTATTCCTCATCCATCACCCGTGGTCTTAACGATCCATTTGAATTATAAAGGAATGCAAAAAACGTTTTCCGCCGTTTCTCACAATACAAATATAACACGTCTAAAATCTAATTTCGTCCGCAAATCGTTCGCAAATCCTCCGCGAAAAGTTCGCGAATCGTTCGCAAAAAGTTCACGTTTTTTATTTTCTATCTTCTCCTTTAACTAACAACCTTGGATTCGCTGCTCTAATTGTCCAATCTGCACCGCGTTTTCCAAAGTCAATTCCTCCCACTAACTGAACATCATTTCCTAAACCATTAGTAATTAGATTAGAAAATGAACCCCCTTCTTTTCTGTCCTGCCTCATCTTTTCTTTAATCTTCATAGTTGTCGCATCTTCAAACTGAATCATCTCGTCAAAAAATATTCCATCGCATTTCAATCCATCCTGCTTATCATCATTTTTGCACATCATTTTTGTCCTCTTTTCGTATAGTTTTCATTCAATACAGTCTGTTATCTCTAAAAATGAATTCGCTACAAGTCATATTGTGTTGAATTAGTCCATTACAATTCAGCTTAGAACCATCAAGCTTTTCAGCATATCAGCAAAACCAATTTGACACTTTTCTTTTGTAGCAAATTCAAAAATTGCATAAAAAAATAAAATTCTTAGATTCTGAATTTCTTTTGATAATCATTTAATGTATCTTGTTCTATTCCAATGTATCTCAATGTTTCTTTTTGGTCCGTATGATTTAACATTCTCTGCAAAACGACTACATCTTTAAATTGCTTATAGTGGTGATATCCATATGTTTTTCTAAGCGAGTGCGTACCGATTCGCTCCAATCCAAATTCCTTTGCTGCCTGATTTAATATTACATAGGCCATCGATCTAGTAATTGGTTTATTCTTTCCGTTTCTACTCTTAATAAGAAATTCATTCTTCGGTCTTCCATTTGCATATTGCCTTATTGCTTTCTTTAGTTCAGATGGCATCTTTACTTCTTTAACTTTCTTTGTTTTCTTTTCACGAATAAAGATACTCCACCCTTCTACATCACGAATCCGAAGGCGCAATATATCAGAAATGCGTAACCCTGTGTTAATACCCAGAAGGAACAAAATATAATTACGTTCATTCTGTTCCTTGAAGAATTCTTTAATTTCTTGGATTGCTTCTTTATCACGAATTGGTTGAACAAGGTTCATGCACTTTTCACCTCTGCCTGTCTATGATTCTTTTTATACACCTCTATTTTTAAAATGAAAGCCAATCGTAATAACGCTTGTCCTTTTAATTTGTAATACTTTGTTTTCCCTACTCCTAGATCCAACCAAATATCAGGATCATATCCTGGTAGATCTCCCATAAATCTTTCTAATATTATTCGTCGTTCATCATCCTTTAGACGATTAACACCATCATATATCCAACTCATAAATTCATTTCTCTCTTGCTCATACTCTATTCTTTCAATTGCAATCTCTTCTGTAGAACTGTGAAATGCATTTGTAAATGATGGAGGAATAATAGAATACGATGGTGTAACTTTAGGTAAAATATCACTTGGCATTGTTGCTAAATACTGACGATACACTTCAAATACTTGTTCAACCGCTTGCTTTGTTCTCTTTCCATCTACAACTGGCATTTTGAATGATAATTGTTTTTTCATATTAATTCCTCCAAGTTTTTTTATTTTTGTCTGAGGGCACCACCATGACCACGCTCATATCGTGCTCTACGAATACCCATTAATTCCTCTATATCTCGAATGCTTAATTTTTCTTTCTTATGCTGCCTATTCTGTTTCTTTTGCTGCTGATTACGAATCTTTTTCATTCCCATCACCTCTAAGCAAAATAAAAAAAGCGGACACCAAACTACAGAGCAATCTCGCTTATGCTCTTTGTAGTTCAGTGTCCGCTGGTTCTTCCAGTAGGACAAAATGTTTAATTGCTATTATTATATCATTTTCTTGCATTTTTTTAACTTTTTAAAGGATTTAATTAAATAAACTCTAAATATTTTATCTAATTAAAATCCGACGTATGGAAATGAATCTACTTTTATATATATTATTTCGTCTACCTTAATGGCCTCTTTACCTACTATTAGAAATTCAGACGCATTAATTGGATTTTCAATAAAGTTAACTAGTTCGTGCTGAATCATTTCTTCTTGATTAGATTCAATAGCATTAATTGTCTGATCCATCTGGATATCTCTCTTAGCATGAATACAAATACCGTATTGGATTCTTGGCCCTTCTGTCTCCTCGATATCTTTTAATGAAATGATGTCTGTTACTTTTTTCATTATTCCATCCCCTTTGTAGAAAATATAATCTTTGAACAACTATGAGTTACTAACAATACTATCATTTCTTATTTAAATATTCATTGCTTCTATCTGTTTCAAAAGGATTATTTTGTTCAAATCACTTGTAACACTTGCTGCAGATTATTAATTCGTTGATTAGCTGCAGCGTGAATTTCCAAATCTTTTTCAAATCCTACAAAATTACGATTGGTATTTATAGCAGCTACTGCAGTTGTACCTGATCCCATGCAATTATCTAGTATTGTTTCACCTTCATTGGTATAAGTCTTAATTAGATATTCAAAAAGGGCCACTGGTTTCTGAGTAGGATGTATAGCTTCTTTCTGTTTATCTGCAGAAAAACGCTGTACACTTCGTGGGTATCGCTCTGTACTTCCTCCACCACTAATACCAACCTTTGTTTTTCCATAATTAGTTCCATCATCCTGGTGCTTTGTATATGAATTTACTGGAGCATGTCCCTTTGTTTTCATAGGGTTATATGTTGGTAATTTCTTATAAAAGACTAAAATACTTTCGTGTGCTCTCATTGGCATCTTCTTTGCATTTAAATGGCCTGTGGCTAATGTCTTTTCCCAAATCCAATCGTATCTAAATAGATCAGGATTACTCATAATTAACTTAGACGCGAATGGTTGAGTTGCTGTTAAAACGATTGCTCCATTATCTTTAATGATTCGTTCGTATTGTTCCCACAATTTATCGAAAGGAATTATTACATCCCATTTGTTTCGTGCAGTCACCCCATACGGCAAATCACATAGAATCATGTCTATCGATTTACTCTGCAGTAATTTCATTCCTTCTAAGCAATCCATGTTGTGAATTTCATTTAACATCCCTCTTCCTCCCTTGAATAAAACTCAATATTCCGTCAATAATGTAGACAACCCATTAAGTTACTTTCTCCTTGTTCCCCCTTGGAGATGAGCAGTTAGCTTTTGCTAGCTGCTTTTTTTATTTTTCTTCACCAGAACTTAAAGATATGATTGTTTCCATAATCCACCCAAAGTTATCGACGTGAACTATTACGCCATTCCCTTCTTTTAATGACTCTGCTTTTATCGCTTCAATTCGTTTTACAAACTCATTTTCTTCATTGCTTTTTTCTTTCCAACCATCTTTTGTTAACATCCATCCTTGCTTAGAAAGCTGTGATAGCTCTCTCGTCTTTTTATACCTAGTTCTTTCCAATCTATTTTGTATTCCTTTAATCTTGTTTTGATGAAATACTATAGAACTTTCGTATCCCTCTATTTCCTCTGTCCCTTGCTCTACAGACCGTTTATAAACATCGATTTGTTGCTGTGACCACTTTTCCATATCCATTCCCCTTTTCTACAAAATGAAATTTTTGTTTAGTTTTCTTTTTCCTCATAGTCTACAAATTCATTTTTAAAGAAATATTCTAGTGGTATATCAGGGTGACGACCATTATCTTTATATTTTGGCGAATACGTAAGCACACAATTTTCAATTGTAAAAGCAAGTGCCATTGGGGCGCCTTTACGTTGTATCCAGTGTGTTTTCATTCGTTCAATAGCTTCAAATCCTGTAAACTTCTTCATTACCTATTCCCCTTTTCGATTAAAATAGCGTTTTGGTTTAGTTTTGATTGATATTATTTCGTGCCTTCATCTCTTCAATTAGATAATTGATTTTAAGTAATAATGCCTGTTCGCTTTTTGAATCATCTTCAGTAATACCATCACGTTGCATATTTTTCAGCACCGCATGCTTCAATGCGTGTAATTGCTTATAAGAAAACTTTGCTAATATTCCGCTCATATGAAACTCCCTTTCTCCAAAATAACTATTTTGTTTGGTTTTCTTTATTTGCGAAATGTAAAAACACTCTTTCAATCTCTTTGATATTCTCTTCTATATATCCCTCGCTATGAGTAATAAATGTTAAAGATTCAGTAGTCGGTTCATCACTAAATGGCTCATGTTGTGCTGTAAGATGTTCATAAGGTACTCCATAACTCTCTAACATTTCCGATATTTCATGATGAACTTCTTTCGCTTTCGAAGTGTACTTATCATATTGTCTTAATTTCTGTTTTAATGCATAAGGCATAGCTTTCATGTTCTCACTCTTTTCTACTAAAATAACGCTTTTGTTTAGTTTTCTTTTTCTTCATAATCTACAAATCGGTTTTTAAAGAAAAACTCTAAAGGTATATCAGAATTACGACCATTATCTTTATATTTCGGTGAATAACTAAGTACACAATTTTCAATCGTAAAAGCAAGTGACATTGGTGCTCCTTTACGTTGTATCCAATGTGTTTTCATTCGTTCGATTGCTTCAAAGCCCGTATATGTCTTCATCTTTCGACCTCGTTTCTATACAAAATTCAAATTTGGTCTTACTTTATCCCTGTAGACCCGAACCCCTGATTTCCTCTTTCACTATCCGATAGCTCGCTCACTTCTTCAAAATGAGCTGTTTCTACTGGTGCTATGACGCCCTGAGCAATACGCTCACCTTTTTTGATTTTGATGATTTCATAATTCGTTGCCTTCGTGACATTAAAATCGCTATCCCCAACAAATGATCCTTTTAACAACCTTGGGTGAGATGCGTATTCAATAATTGAAACATTATCTGCAATTACCCCAACTTCTCCTCTATATCCACTATCGATAGTCCCTAAAACTACTCGCAATTTTGTTTTACGTGACATTCCGCTACGTGGTCTTATTTGCATTTCATATCCTGGTGGAATTTCGAACACAAGACCTGTAGGTATTACCTTTGTTTCGCCCGGCTTAATAATTACATCCTCTGCTGCCACTAGATCGAAGCCTGCATCACCAGGCTTCGCGTATTTAGGAATCTCCACTGATTCATTTAAACGTTTAATTTTTACACTTAACTTCATTCTGTCCTTCTCCATCCTTCATTAGATTAACTGCGTTTTCCGTTCATCCATACGAGTTACTTTTCCACTTTTATATACAAATGATTGCTCACCATGACCAGTTGTTGGTGGTTCAATCGGATAAATCTTTCCATCTTTTACAACGTAAATCATGTTTCCTACTAAAGAAATTTCAGCCTTCATTTCCGTAACATTTTCTTTGATAATTGCCACCGAAACCACTCCCAAATGTGTTATAATTACTTTGTCGAGTAAGTTGAGAGTGATCTCAGCTTTTTTTATTTGTCTATAAATATTGCAAAACATTTTCTGGAACAAATGATTGTTTCAATGATAGATGGAGCCGAATTGGAATCGGCTCTTTTTCATCCCTTGCCCGCTTACAAATTTCTTCAGCTTCTTCCCATACAAAATTCTTGTCCTTCACTCGTTTGTAACGCCAAATCCCAATTGCGTAATCTTCAAATAACTCATAACGCTCATCAGGTGCTGTCGTCGGTTTTAATTCATCAATTGCTTTTGCTTGACGTGGTATTTGTACAACTACATCTGCATAACGTAGTTTTGAATTTAAACGATGGATTGTTGCTTTTTTTGAATCAAATGAAACAACAGGCTCAACATCAAAAATTGTTAATTGCTTCCGCATGTTCCTCACTCTTTTCTTTTCTCATCATTACTACATAACAAGTATTAGCATTCGTTTGTGTAAAGCTATAATTAGCTGGACTAATCTTTCCGTTTGTTCGTTTATGAACGAATTCCTTTTGTCTTTGTACCAGTGACCTAATCGGATGTACACATGAATATCCTCGTTTTTCTAGCTCTTGCACTGCCCGTAAAATATCCCTGAATTTTTTACGTTTAAGATGAACCGTATCACCATTACGCCAATCTCTCGTTAGAATCATGTTGCTTGCCCTCCAATACTTGAAGACTTGCAATTAATATGTTCTCTAGCTGCGTTAACGTTAGTTGATCTAATGTTTGTCCATTAATTTCAGCTAATCCTAACCCTAATAATTTCCGTATAATTACTAGCTTTCTTCGCTCCACTTCCTGACGTAACAGCATTCTTAAGCCTCCTGTTGTTTATCAAACTTTCGCTCCAAGCCCACAAACTTACTAAATTCTTTAATAAATGCTAATTCCACAACACCTACTGGGCCATTCCTTTGTTTTGCTAATATGATTTCTGTAATATTTTTATTTTCCGTTTCACGGTCATAGTAATCTTCACGATATAAGAATGCGATTAAATCTGCATCTTGCTCGATTTGACCATTCTCACGCAAGTCCGACAGTAATGGTCTCTTATCTTGCCTACTCTCTACCGCGCGGCTTAACTGCGATAATGCAACTACGCATACATTTAGCTCTCGGGCCATAAGTTTTAACTTACGGCTAATTTCTCCAATTTCTTGCATGCGATTTCCTTTGTGTTTGGGATCCCCTACAATAAGCTGTAAATAATCAATTGCGATTAAAACTTTTTTATCAGGATGCTTACGCTTTAGTTTCCTAGTTTTAGCGTAAATCTCTTGCATTGTGACATTTGCTTTATCGTAAATTTCTAATGGCAAATCATTTATCAATCCCATTGCCTGACTAATCTTTTCCCAATCCTTTAAATTACAAAGTTTTTTAGGATTCTTTAATTTTGTAGCATCTATATTTCCAGTACTTGAGATCATTCGCTTAATTAATTGTTTTTCTCCCATCTCTAGCGAAAATACCCCTGTTGCTGTATGGGCACTTGCTGCATGAAAAGCGACGTTTAATACAAATGCTGTTTTCCCCATTGAAGGTCGAGCACCAACAATGATTAAATCACCTTCTTGCAATCCAGCCGTCATTCTATTTAAATCATCGTAACCAGTTGGTATACCAGTTAAATCCCCAACATCAACTTGCATTTCCTTATACAAATCAACAAGTGTTTCTTTCAAATTAAATTCATCTGAATAACCTGTTTCTTCAATGGCGCTTAGTTCATCAATTGAATTACTAATTGCGCTCATATCTTTATCTTGCTGAAGACGATTATATAAGTTACCAGCAACCTCTTGAGCGTGTCTCATCTTCCAAGCTTCAATTACCAGTCCTTCGTGATACGAAAAGTTTTTAGTTGTCGTTACAACTTCTGTTAGATTTACAAAGAATTCAATCCCGCCAATTTGATGCATAAACCCTTCATCGAATTTTCCAATAAGAGCAACAAGATCTATCGGAGCCTCAGCATCCTCTAGCTCTCTCATCGCCTTAAAAATCATTTGATGAGTTGGTAAGGAAAATTGTTTTACCTTTAGCTGACAATCTTTAATTAAATCTCCTTCTTGAATAATGCTACCTAAAACACTTTGCTCTGCTTCTACGTTACGAATCATATCGTTACTCATTGGACCAACCATCCATTCTGTTGATTAAGTGCTGCAAGTTCTTCATCCGTTGGAATGTTTTGTTCCCATGATTCTTGCTGTTGTATCACGTTTTTAGTAGATTCCGATAAGCCTTTTTGTTGGTAAGGTACTTGTGAAGACTGCTGTGCTTTTGCAAATCTTTGAGCACGAAATTCTTTATCAGCTGCTTCAACGTCTGCTACTGTTTTCAATCCCTTAAGATGCCAATCTCTTAAAATCGTATTTACGTAATTCATGTTTCTCGTGTTTTTCTCTAATGCAATTTGCATAGCTTTTACAACTAGCTCAGCATTTAAATCATCTATCCAAGCATTAATACCATCTGCGATAAAAGGTGTGATTAATCCGAAGTTTCGCTCATAAAAAATAATTGGATTAATCTCAACAACATCTTCCGCGCCCGCGCGTTCTTGTTGTTGTTCTTCTTTTTCTTCTTCTTTTTCTTCTTCTTTTTCTTGCCCACCTGTCGTGAACGTATCGTCGGACGTATCGTTCGCGTTAATAAATTCTTCAAAAATAGCACGAATTTTATCACTTTTAACCTTTGCTGATACTAACTCAACTAAGCTACCATCTGATACTCCATCTAATTCCTTACGGATACAATCCTCAACCGGTTTTCCACCTCTATTAAGGTTGTATTTTCCCCAATTAATAATGGCTAACTCTCGTGTTTCTGGATTGTACTTAACTAATTTATGATGTTTTTCAAAACGATCTAAAAGTGCATTAACACTTTCCATGGAATAACCCAAATCAAAAGCCATTTGCTTTTTCGTAATTTGGTACACTCCAATTTGTGTAGTACGTGGATTAGTCAGAAGATACAAGTTAAATAATTTATCTTCTGGGGTCATTTCCTCAATAACTTTTGCATCCTGCCAAAAAGATACTTGTACTTGTCTATAAACTGCCATATTATTCATCCTCCCGTTTACATATCGCGAATCCGCCCTCTACACGTAATAAGCGATAATTCTTGTATCCTGTTTTGAGATATTGATTTACTAAGTAAATTAGGTGTTGCTTTGATGTCGATTGCTGAAGAAGTTTAGGATTCAGCAACACTCTATGTAATGATTTGTCTAAAAGCATGCAACACGCTCCATTGTTCTATGGCTTCTAATTTGGTATAATTACCCTAACTAAAATTATTAAAGCCATTTATTGATCTATCACTCTGCCAAGTGATAGATTTTTTATTTCTTCCGAGTAACTAACGAAGCGTTTATACCTCGCGCTCGAAAATCCTTTATTACCACACGATAACTCTTCGATGCTTCATAATCTTGTTTTACCTCACGAAGCTTCATAAAGTCATTTGAACAACGAATCAATTCTTTATCCCAACGATCAGCTTCTTCTTTTGTTTGAGCATTAAATAAGTTATGAACGCAAGTTACCATACAATCATGTAACTTGTTTGCAAGCTCTAGATCTTTAGGAAGAACCAATTCAGTTAAACGGTTATATTGAGTTTTCAAAGACCTCACCTCTTTCTTTTATCCATTGATGCTGTACGCATCGTTACAACCAGAAAGGCTTATTGTAAGGGGACGGGAGGAACAATCCCTTTCTGGCCATAACGACAAGCACAGTGCTTGTCCAAATGATTTATATAATGTTATAATTGCTATAGAAAAGTTTTGTTAATGCTACTGTTGTCTAGGCGGTAGCTTTTTCTTTTGCCCATTTATGCTTTAAAACAAATGAAGCTTCTATAATTTTGATTCGAATTCCAATTAGTTTCTTTTCTCTTTTTAATTCCTCTAAGTTTTCATCCTCAGCGAATGTTTCGGCTATTTTAATTTCACCTGTTAGCTTTGCGTCAAGACGAACTAACTTTTTATACTCTTCTAAACTAGGATTTATATAATCTACTGTCACTGTTATTCCTCCTTACATCACTTTTGATAACTTCAATAACTTATCAACTGAATGAACAACTACATTTTCCGAAATGGCTTTCCTTAACCAGTTACCATTTACTTCTTCAAGAAGTCCAGGATGTACGCCCTCTAATGACTGCACAACACATTGAGTCGCTTGTATCATGTCATATATTTCTGTAGCATGTTGCGCGTACTCTTTCTTTTTTGAGTCATTCATTTGCCAAGGTCTTGTTGTGACTTGCAATTTCATAATCTCTTTTGCTGCTTTAATGCCGTCCTCAGCTTGCTTAATATAATTCATAAGCTGTAAGTTCACATCACTTGTTAAACGAGGATCAGTAGGCGGTAATCCAACGCCATATATATGTTTAATCGCCTGTTTATTTAATGGCGCTTTCGTTGCATCACACCAATCCATCGCTAGTTCAAATGGGACTTGTGACGTACCAGCTTCAATGTTTTTCAAGCGTTCATATGTAATTCCAAGATGTGCTGCAAGTCCTTTCTTCGTTGTTAATGTTTCATCTTCACAACATTCTCTAGCCCCTTGCAATAACGCACCTATCGATGAATTACAATATATGCTTGTTCCCATATTTGTTCGCCTCCATATTAAGTTGTTAAGGTGTTAAAATGTTAATTAGTGGATAATTCCATATTGATCTTATGAATGACTTCATTGAGCTTCATAAGAACTGGATTTTTATTTTCCTGTTCTTTTTGAAACCAATGTTTTCGTTCTTCTGAAGACATATTAACTAAGTTTGAATGAATGGTTATTGTTACGTTTCCAGACTTAAGAGTCTTAGTTTCTTTATCAGAAGAAACCTGTCTGATTGCTGACATGTTTCCACCTACCAATTCCACTTTACGTGTAAATTTTATTCAAAAAAAATCGATGGATGCTCGTTTAATGATTTTGCAACACACTTTAATTCTTGAGCTTTAAACGAACGCTTTCCTGCTTCCTTCATATTGTAAGCTGAAACAGTAATATTGAGTTCTTTAGCCATAAATACTTGTGAAATACCTTTAGAAATTCTTAATTCTCGTATTTTTTTATTAATCTCCAATTTAATATCACCTCATTCCACGTAACGTGAACCTTATATACTAATAATAATTCCACGTAACGTGAAAGTCAATACTTTATTTAACTTTTCGTGAATAAAGTTTCACATAACGTGAAATATTGCTAAAATAATTAACGTAAAGACAAATAATAGAATGGAAGGATAAACTATGACTTTAGGATATATGTTAAAAAAAGAAAGAGAAAAAAGAAATTGGTCCCAAAAGTATGTAGCTGAAAAAATCGGTATCACAAATACTGTCCTTTCGAACTACGAACGAGACTATCGTGATCCTGATACTACAACGCTGGGGAAATTAGCTGACTTATATGAAATTTCTACGGATGAGCTATTAGGTAGATCTAAAACCTTATCATCTCTTTCAAAAAAAGAAGAACGTGACATAGCTCGTGACCTAGAAAAAACTTTGGAAGAATTAGATAATAGTCAAGAAGCTCTTATGTTTGATGGAGAACCTATTGATGAACATACAAAGGAAATGATTCGTATATCATTAGAAAATTCTATGCGCATGGCAAAACAACTCGCTAAACAAAAATTCACTCCAAACAAGTACAAAAAAGATTAAAGGAGTAAGTGCTGGTGAACATCAAAGACTACGTAATAAACATATCCCAAAAACATGAAACAACTAATCCATTCAAAATCGCCAGGCAAAAAGATATTATTGTGTTGTTTGAAAACCTAGGGAACACTCTTGGTTTTTACAGCACATATAAGCGTTTTAAATTCATACATATTAATAATGAAATTGACGAAATCACTCAACGTTTCGTCTGTGCTCATGAACTTGGTCATGCTGTACTTCATCCGAAATCTAACACCCCTTTTTTACGTAATCAAACATTTTTTTCTGTGGATCGTTTAGAAGTTGAAGCAAATACATTCGCTGTAGAACTGTTACTTACTGATGAATCCATTGATACATATAAAGATACGAATTTAAGCATTCAAGAAATCGCCGAGATTCATGGAATACCAAAAGGATTTGCTTGTTTAAAATCTTATAAAAATTAACTATGCATTTAAAAATACAATTTTATTGGAGGAATCATCATGAAAAAGTATATACTACCACTTTCAGCGCTTGCATTATCTATTGGTTTAGTTGGTTGTACTGATGCTAACAATCCAGAACAACAAAAAGCTAAAGAAGAAGAGAAACAACAAAAAGAACAAGAAAAATTAGAAAAAAAACAACAGAAAGAAGAGGAAAAAGAGCGTAAAAAACAAGAAAAAGAACAGGAAAAATTAAAGAAAGAGGAAGAGAAACAACAAGAAGAAGCTAAAAAAGAAGAAGTAAAAAAAGCTAAAGAAGAGGAAAAAGAACAAGAAAAATTGAAGAAAGAAGAACAGAAGAAACAAGAAGAAGCTAAAAAAGAAGAGAAACAAAATAATAATGATAAAGTTGTATATGAAACGGAAATGAAACCAAAAATTGATTCTATGATGAAAGAATATGATGAAATTTGGAATCAACATTGGAAACCGACATGGGATGAAGTTAATAAGAACCCAAATGCTACTAATAAAATTGAACTAAAATCAAAAATGGACGTTATTTCTGAGAAGTACGATAAAATTTCTAATGAAATTGTTAACTTTAAATACGAGGATAAATTACAGGATCCAACATTAAAAAAACACTTATCTGAGTTTAAAAAAGAATTTGTTTTAGCAACAGGTTATAGAAGTAATGCTGCAAAAGTTGTTACACAGGGACTAAAAGGACTAGCTCCGATGGATGATAGAATGCAAGAAGCTATTAAGTCTGTAAAGTTATCTGATGAAAAATTGATAAATGCTTTAGCAAGTATGGTTACACTAGAGCAAAAATTAGGTATTAAGAGATAATTCTTTATTAATAAGATTTATAACATCATTAAGTCTTAGAAGAATTGGATTCTCGCTATCTAGTTCTCTTTGAAACCATTCACGTCTTTCATTAGATTCCATGTTTACTAAATTAGAATGAATGACAATTGTAACTTGTCCAGATTGATAAGTTTTGCTATCCATGTCTTTCCCCTCCTTTTGGTATATGTATATGTTCATTAGGAGGGTGGACAACCTATAAAAAGTAATCATCATTTCGACAAAAAGAATGCTTTTACCATTCTTTTTTTCTTTTGTTATTTTGTGTATAGTGATTTTAATAAGAATGTACAGAGGTGATTTTAATTGTATCGTCCCGAATCTCTTGATGTATTTATATATTTGAGAAAAAGTCGTAAAGACGTAGAAGAAGAACGCCGTGCGTTAGAGGAAGGTAACAGTTATAACGCCTTAGAACGTCATAGGAAACGTCTATTCGCTATAGCAAAAGCTGAAAGTCATAACATTATCGATGTATTTGAAGAAGTTGCATCTGGAGAATCTATCCAAGAACGCCCTGAAATGCAAAAACTATTACGTAAATTAGAAGGCAATGAAGCTGATGGTGTTTTAGTAATTGATTTAGATCGTCTTGGACGTGGTGATATGTTGGATGCCGGTATGATTGACCGTGCCTTTCGATATTCTTCTACAAAAATCATTACACCAACAGATGTGTATGATCCCGATGATGAATCTTGGGAATTAGTTTTTGGGATTAAATCTTTAATCTCTCGTCAAGAATTAAAATCCATTACTAAACGTCTGCAAAGTGGTCGTATTGATTCTGTTAAAGAAGGTAAACACATTGGCAAGAAGCCACCATATGGATACTTAAAAGATGAAAATCTAAAGTTATATCCTGACCCAGAAAGAGCATGGATTGTTAAAAAGATTTTTGAACTTATGTATAACGGCAAGGGAAGACAAGCAATTGCTGCTGAATTAGATAGATTAGGGATTGAACCACCCGTTACTAAAAGAGGTGCATGGGATGCTTCTACCATTACATCTATTATAAAAAATGAAGTTTATACAGGAGTTATTATTTGGGGGAAATTTAAACATAAGAAAAGAAATGGGAAATATACACGTCACAAAGTACCCGAAGAAAAATGGATTGTATATGAGAATGCTCATGAACCTATTGTCCCAAAAGAACTATTTGATGCTGCTAATAAGGCTCACAGCGGTCGCCAACGCACATCAGTAATTTCAGACAAGCATTTGACAAATCCATTAGCGGGTATATTAAAATGCAAACTGTGTGGATACACAATGCTAATACAGACCCGTAAAGATAGACCTCATAATTATATACGATGTAATAACCCTACTTGCCGTGGTAAGCAAAAACAATCTGTATTCTATCTAGTAGAAGAAAAAATACTAGAGGCCTTACAACAAGTAATAGACGAATTTCAGGCAAAAAAGAAAGAAAGGGTAGAAATAGATGAAACAAATCTAGTATCTTTTAAAGAGAAAGCTATACATTTAAAAGAAAAGGAACTACAAGAATTACAAGGACAAAAAGGAAACTTACATGACCTTCTTGAAAAAGGTGTTTATACTGTAGAGATTTTCTTGGAGAGACAAAAAAATCTTGTCGAGCGGATTTCATCAATTGAAAATGATATAACGATGTTACGAGAAGAAATAGAAAGTGAAAAAATGAAGGAACAAAATAAGACTGAATTTATTCCCGCATTAAAAACAGTTATTGAAGCTTACGATAAAACGCCTAACATTGAATTGAAAAACCAATTATTAAAGACTATACTTGAAAAAGTAACTTACTATCGTAATCCTGATTGGAAAACGAATGAATTTGAAATTCAAGTTTACTTTAAAATATAA